ATTCATACAATAGATTTTTATCATCTAATTTTGAATAATCTTGATTAAGCCTTACATAGTCATTTAAATCACCACCAGTTTCCTCCATAAAGTCTACTAACTTTTGTATGTTCTCAGGGAGAGGCTTGCCGCTTTCTATATTTTCTTTAATAGCTTCTTCTGCTTCACTTGCTATTTCCTCTACTTCGACAGCTTCTTCTTCAGTGATTTCTTCTAATACTGGAGTTTCTTGTGCTTCTGCTTCCGGTTGTACTTCTTCTTGTTCTTGTACGGACTCGGCATTTTCAGACTCTGCAACAACTCCCTCGTCGTTAGTGTTATCTTCTTTAATTTCATTTTCTTCTGGTTTTGGTGGTTTACTTAAATCTACTTTAGCAACGCTATCATCGCCAGCGCTATCAAACTTAGATTCATCTACTTGAGGAGTTTCCTCTACTTTTGTTTCAACAGTTTCTTTAACTGCCTTTTCTTTTTTCTTTTTTGCCATAATAAAATATTATATAATTAATAAAATTGTTTATTTAGGACCCATTTGCCCTAAACCAAAACCACCCTCTATTATATCATTACCTGATGACTCAAACTTTTTAGGTGGTTTTTGATTATTTCTTTGATCTATCATCTCACTTTGTTGTGTTGCTTGTATTCTTGTTCTTTCGTCTTTTCTATCTTCTTTCATTTCGTCAGACTGTTGTTTTGTCTGATTACCAAGTTGAGCTAACTGCATGCTGTACTGGAACTCTAAAGCCATTAATTGTTTTTTAATTTCAGCTTCTTGTAACATTTTCTGCGCATCCATTTGGCCTTTCATGTTTTCTAACATTGCTTGAGATTGTGATTTTGCTTGTTCTTTTTGAACTTCTAATTGTGCTGCTGCCTGTTGAGACTGTATATTTGCTTGGTTTTGAACTTGAATATTTCTTTCTGCAACTTGTTGATCTTTAACTTGCTTTTTTTGTCTACGTATTTTTAATAATTGATTTGCAAGTTTTAAGTTTTTCACCTCACGTATATCTATAGCGTCTTCTAATTCTATACTTTGTTGAGATAACGCTTGTTGAATATTGTTTTCTAATAACATCTTTTCTTCTTCGTCTGGAGAAAGCTCAATAAAAATACCAAAGTCATGTAAATATAAATCTTTTACACTATCTAAAGTTCCAATGTTATAAGATCCAATAGTCTCTGCAAAAGATTCTCTCATAGGAGAATATTCTAATAAATCAGATATTCTTAAGGATAAGCGTTCCGCTAATTCAGCTGTTATAAATAATCCAGCTTGTAGTATATGTCTAGTCGCCGTATTACTATTAGCGGCAGCTAACTTCTGCACTCCAACTAAAGCGTTCTTATCTGGCATGCTACCATCTCTAGCTTCGTTAAGACCAGTTACGTCTCGTATCATTTGAAGATAATAATTGTAGTTCGCTATTAACGCTTGAATTTTTTGTCCACCAGCGCCGCTTGTAATTTCTTGAATAGGTACTTTACCAGGATTCATGTCACCTTCACTTGTAAATGATCTACCGATTACAGAACCCGTTTGGAAAAACATGTTTAATGCTTCCTGCGGACTATAGTTTGTTCCGTTACCTAAATCAATTTCAGCAAGTCCATCTGCATCAAGATATACTCCATCTGGTACCATACGCGACATCACCTGTTGTAATTTTAGATGTGTTAATTGTATCATATCAGCGAAACCAGTAACTCTTTTTACTAAAGAATCTATTCTTCCTTTGTACATTCTAGGAGCAACTATAGTATAATTCATTTTTACTTTAGAATTATCACTTTTAGAACGCATCATGTTTTTAGACATTTCCCACTTTAAAAGTTTGTTCGTGCCAAGTACTAGAGCCCCTTCATATAAACACTCTATTTGTCTAGACAATCTTTGATAACTACCTTGTTTTTCATCTGGTGGATTAAATGTGTCATCTTTCTCAATAGCTTTTTCCGCTCCACTAGAAACTGTTTTAACTTTATAAACCTCATTCATATAAGATTTATAATTAAAATATAAAACTTGAACTTTATTATGATCAAAAGTTCTATTTTCAACATAACCTTGACTAAAGTTAGATTTATATGGAGAGTGGGTTTTTACTATTTCTTCTAAATCAGACTGTGTTAAAAAGGGAAATTGTTTGGCTAGCTCATTAATAGGTATTTCTTTTACCTCTCCAACATAATATATATCTTCAAAATAAGGAGATTCTGTATAAGAATACACTAGGTCAGCAGGATCAACGTACTCTATTGTTATACCAGACGAAGTGTTAAAATCAGTTTTAGCGGCCGCAATACCAAGAACGGTTAGATCTTGATATAATCTTTTTCTAGTTAACTCATATCTATTTGTTGAAAATATAGTGTTTAAAGCTTGTTCTTCTGCTATTTCTATAGACTGCTTATATGTTAACTGCATGTGAAGAGCGAGTTCTTCTTTAGATTGCGGTAACTCTTCTTTTTTATTTTCATACATGTCTAATCCAAAAGACTCTGCTACGTAATCATTAAAGTCACGTGTATTCATATCTCTTAACATGGATTCCATATACATAGATCTTGCTGTTACTCCATACGGATCTTGAGAATATGTTTTAATATCATAAGTTCTTTCCGCAATACCATTAACAACAATATCTACAAACTTAGATATAATAGGAACTGGTTTCCAATCTAAATTTAAATAAGACAAATCACCGTTTATAGATAATTCATCTTTATATTTTTGTATTGACTGTTCTCCTCTAGCATACAATCTTAGATTATGAAAAGTATTTTTATTTTGTTCGTATCTTTTGTGATTGGTGTTGTCGTTATTAAACCATTCACTCTCTATAGCTCTAGCTACTTTTAAACCATAATCATAGCTTAACTTTTCAGCATCGCTTACAACTTGACTAGGAAAATTATTATGTACAGACTCTGCCATATTTATTCTTTAATTATTTTTGATATATTTCCTTTGTTATTGTACCTGGAAATATTTATATTCAATTTTGGTTTTTCTATTTTAGCGTTTGGTGCGTATAAATGTCTATTACAAGCCATGATAGCTAATCCAGAGCTTATTGTTGCATCAAACTTTGTTCTTTTTGTTATATCAAATCTAGCCCAATCATTTAATGTTCTATTAAAATATATATTACCATAATTACCGTCACCTAAGTGTCCAACGTGGTTTTGTATATACATTTCAATAGCAGCAGCATGAGCTTGTTTTATATCTTCGCTTGAGTTGGGTATTCCACCTATTTCTTTTTCCGTAACGGATAATTTATTCCAAATTTTATCAGGACGATTCATACTAAATCCTCTGTAACCTCTTCGTCTTAAATAATACAAAAGTCTAGGTTTGTTATTCTCACAAAGCAACGGCATTCCATAAAAAACTAACGCCATTAAGACATCTTCAAAAAATATATCTGCCGTTGGAGGTCTAGATACATATTCTAAAAAGAAATGGTTTGGTGGAGCATCTTCCATACTAAATTTTGTAAGACCATGCAAAGCTCCATTTGATCCTCTTTCGTCAACTGTTCCTGATATATCATAAGAGTCACAACCAAACGCGCCCATGTGTTCGTTACCAGGATATTTAATACCGTTTTTAAGTATTATTCTATTTTGCAATTGTTGGGGTGGAACCCAACTAACTTTAAATCTTCCTTTTGGATCTGGATAAAATATAACCTGTGTGTCTTTAATACCATTAACCCATTGAAAATTACCAGTACTTATATTGGCTACCGCCCCTATACCATCATTATAATCTATTTGCTCATAAAGTTTAACAAGATTAAATATAGAGTTTTTGGCCTCGTCTCTAAAAGCGTGTTCTTCTGTTCTGGGAAATTGTCTATAAAATTCATTTAAAGCGTCTTGATCTGATTTCAATCCATCTACTTCGTTATCCCAGTGTTCTATTATACCGTAATCTATTAGTTCGCCATCGGGTCCGCAAACATCATTATCTGGGTTATTAAAGACTGGTATTCCGAACTCATCAATAAATCCCTCGTAGTTCCATTCCATTGGGATAAAAAGAGAATATAAACCAGACTTTGTTTGTCCATTTCGGTTTCTTTGCGTGACATCTGAGTCATAATATAGTTTTTTAAAATTATCTCCACCTTTGTCTAACGCGTTTGAAGTAGATCCCATCATGCACTTACCAACTATTCTACTACCTAAACGCAAACATGTTTTTGTAACCCTCCAGTTGTTTAATATATTATCAGGTCTTTCCCACTTTCCGCTTTCATCGTGTACTAGTAGATTTAACTTCTCACCATCATAACTATTGTCTCCAGTGTTTTTCCAATCAATAGTCGTATCTAAACCTTGTAAATCTTCTACCTTTTCATTTGAGGTTATTTTTTTTCTAGTAAATTTACTAGCAGGAACCCTATAGGCTAATTCAGTCTTTGGCCTATCCATACCATCTTGAATAGGTTTGAAAAAGAAAGGATAGTTAACCGATATAGGTACCACTTTATCTGTAAACATCTTTTTGGCATCTGCACCTGTTTTAGATAATATACCATATCTAGCATCACTTGATATTGTAGCTAAATTAACTGTTTCCGCACTTGACATAAAAGAAAATCCAGAACGTCTATTTTTAAGATAGCACATTCCGTAGCATCTTTTATCAGCTTTACAAGCTTCCCAAAATATGAAAAACAATCTATTTGCCTCTCTATAATCTGGTGCGCCTACGTCTATTTTACTCCACTGCAGGTACATGTAGTGTGTTCCTGTTATCCAAACTGGCTTACTATTATTTATAAACCAAAAACCCTCTTCTCTTCTTTTAAATTCCTCGTCTATATAATCATACCACTGTTCTTTGTGTTCGTCTGGATAACTTCTCCAATCAAAAATATTTTTTATTTTTTGTAATTCTTTAGGATATTCTTGTTTAACCCATTTATTATCTGGATGTTTATATATTTCCTTAGGAGCTTTAGGCAACGCTATTACTAAGTTTTGTATTTCTATAATTTCACCTATAACACCATTGCGAGATAATACAATTAAATCATGCTCTTTATTATATCCGTATTTCCATTTTTTACCACGATTCATTCTAGTAATCGTAGTTCTTTTAATAGGCTCTACGGTTTTAACCAAACTTTGCTCGTACATTACTTAGATCTGCCTTCCGCGAATCCTTTAAAAGCTTTTTTCTCTGTCTCTTCAGGTGTTTTTCCCTTAAGCAGGTTTTCTTCTTCTTGAATTCTATTAAGTATTTCGAATGCGTCAAATATAGCTAATTTTTTAGTAGCTGCGGCGTTTTTTAATCTATCTGCTGATATATCATCATCTGAATCTACAATAGGTTCTTTAGCGACTTTAATCAATTCTTCAACAGCTCTCTGCCCAGCTTGGATTATATTCTTCTTCGTTTCCTTGATATTCATATTTAATTGTAATAAATTTATTCATAACTCTATATAAACGCTTTCCGTCTATCACAAACTCATATTTAGAA